CGCTCTTCCGATCTCGGAAGCACAACCCTCGTGAACCCGGACAATGCCACCCAGGATGATGGCTGGAAGAAGATCCGCAGAGTAAAAGTGCGTTTTGAGCTGATCGACAGGCTGGACCGTGCGCTGGCGCCGAAAGTCGGCAAGATCTCTGCAGATTCAGACGGAATCTCCGACATTATCCAGAGCGGACAGCGCGTGCTGGATGTCATGGCCAACAACGAAGGAAAGCTCCAGGCAGGCGCAACCTTCGTAGAGGACGGCAACATGCCGTACACCACCGACTCCGCGTGGTTCATCATTCAGGCCGACGACGTAGACAGCCTGGAGAAGATCTACCTGCAGTATCAGTTCAGATACGCCCAGAGCGAGTAAGGAGGAGTAAACCATGGGCAAAAATAACACACTCAATACAACCGAACTCATGACCGGCAAGGACGGTCGTCTGTTTGTTGAATTCAAAGGGAAGAACGTCTTCCTGGCGGAGATCAACACATATTCAGTCGTGATGAACGTGAACACTTCGGAAAAGCAGCCGGTCGGCTCAATCCTGGTACACAGGATCCCGACAGGCGTCACCTTCGACCTGACGTTCACAGAAATGGTCGTCCGCGACGATCTCATCATGAAACCCCTGCTGAACGCTATCCAGAAAGGACAGCTGCCGACGTACAACTTCCAGGGCACGGCTTACAAGCCGGACGGCCAGGAGCAGAGAATCGCATTTAATAACGCTGTGCCTAATGGCACATTCGGGCTGCAGACCCTGACACCGGGAGAAGTTATCGAGCGCGAACAGAGCTTCGCACTTAATGCGATCCCGTCCTTCATTTCCAGCCTTGCATCACAGTACCTGAAATAAGCAGCAGGTAAAACCCGGGAGCCTGCGAGAAGCGGGCTCCCTTTAAAACATAAGGAGGCATAACCATGGCAGAAAAAGACAAGAAAGACGTAACCGGACTGGACCAGGCAACGAACAGAAAAGACGCAGAATACGATCTGGTCAAAGCCCTGCTGGAATCAGCAGAATATAAGACCTCGGAGGAAGAGGTAACCGAAGTAGAAATCAAACGGAACGGAAAGTTCCTGTTTACCGTTCACATCCATCCGATCAGCGAGCCGGATGCAAGGACCGCGAGGAAGAAAGCAACCACATACATGCCGAACCCGAACGGGAAGAAGCTGCCGCCGATTGAGAAGGACTTCGACAGCGCGAAGTTTAACAGCTGGCTGATTTACCTGGCCACGACGGAAGCTGACCAGGACAAGATCTGGAACAACGGAGCCATCAGAGAGAAGTACGGCCTCGCACTGCCGGTCGAGAGCATCGATGTCCTTCTGACACTTGGAGAGAAGCGCAAGCTGGCAGACCTCGTGACCACCATCAGCGGACTGGATGATGACGAAGAGGAAGAAACCGTAGACGAAGAGGAATACGCAAAAAACTAATTGAAGAGTCCGATCTCGCATACTGCCTGCATATGGCTTTTCAGAACCAGCACCTGGAGCCCGGAGTCCTTATGGGGCTCCGGACACGAAATGACCCCATACCGGCAGGAGAGCGGGCCTTCATTCTTGCATCAATAAAGAAATCGATCACCGAGGGAGACCTGCCGGTGAAGATTCGCAACTTTACCGGGAAATCCCAAGGAGGTAACGGCTGATGGCACAAAACAAAGTCGTGATAGATGTTGAGGCCAGGTTTGTGGATAATCTCACAGGCGCGGCCAAAAGAGCGGATAAAGCCGTCGAATCCCTTGATAAGAAGAAACCAAAAGTAGTAGTGACGGCGGATACCAACAACGCCAACAAACAGCTTGATGCAACCGGAAAAAAAGCCGACGCCCTCGGTAAAAAGAACCCAAAGCCCACGGCGGGATTAAAAGACAATGCCTCAAAGGGGCTGGATAAGATCCTGGACAAGACAAAAGCGCTGGCAGACAAAGTGTGCTCGGTAGCCGTAAAGGTCCGGGATAACGACGCCCTGAACATGCTGTCAAAAATGGAGCAGAAGACAAAAAGCCTCGTCTCGAAAACATGGACAGCGGTCGTCAAAGTCAAAGATCTCGCCACAGCACCACTCAAAGCCCTGCGTGACAACCTATTCTCCATCAAAACCTTAATTGCAGGAATCGTGACGGGGATGGCAGCAAAGAAATTCATACTAAATCCGATTAACCTCGCGGACCAGTACTCCAGCGCAAAAATCGGCTTCTCGACTCTTCTGGGAGAAGATAGAGGGAAGCAGATGATGAATGAGATTGATGCATTCGCAAAAGCAACCCCGTTCAAGACGTCAGGCGTCATTTCAAACGTTCAGAAGATGATGGCTTACGGCTGGGATGTTGATCGAGTCATCGAGGACATGAAAACAATCGGTGATGCAGCAGCAGCAACCGGCAAAGGCGACCAGGGACTTGAATCAATTGTATACGCACTTTCGGAGATCCGGTCAAAAGGAAAGCTGAGCACGCAGGAACTGAACCAGCTGGCCAGTGCCGGTATCAAAGCCAAGGCATATCTGGCGGAAGGACTTGGATACGGAACCTCGGATGAAGGAATGGCAGCGCTGGCAAAAGACCTGGAAAAAGGAGCAATCGGCGCGAACCAGGCAATCGAACTCATTCTGGAAGGAATGAAGGAATTCAACGGCATGATGGATAAGACGGCCAACGAGACCGTAGAAGGACTTAAATCGCAGCTGGAGGATACATTCGAGATCAACATAGCCAGAAGATGGGGACAGGGGCTCCAGGACGGCGCCAAGCGCGGACTTGGGTACGTAGTCTCACTTCTGGATGAAGCAGACGAAGCCCTCATAGGCTTCGGAGACACTGTGTACGAAGTCGGAAAAGAGCTCTCAAATTACTTTGCAGATGCGCTGGGAAACACAGTAGACAGAATCAGAAAAATCACAGAGAGCGATGCATTCAAGAATGCAGGACTCGGAGAGAAGCTCAGTATGCTCTGGGAAGGAGCTATCGCTAACCCGTTTGCACAGTGGTGGGGAACGACAGTCGTGCCGTGGTGGGATAAGACAGTGGTACCATGGCTGAGCGAAAAGGCGCAGTCTCTCGGAAGCACAATCGGCGGAGGATTAACGAAAGGAATCCAGGTATTGCTGGGAGCTGATATCTCCGATGTTACTGACCAGGGAGCAAGCATCGGCGCATCGTTTGTAAAAGGATTCACCGACGCATTCGATGGAGGAGCAATAGCAAGTGCACTCGCAGGCGCAATTGAAAGAGCGTGGGCAGCCCTGCCGATGTGGGGAAAAGTTCTGCTCGGAGGATACGGCGTAGCGAAAGGCGCAGGCGCGATTACATCCCTGGCTGGAGGAGTCGCGGCATTTGCAGGCGGCGCTTCTGCATTTCTCGGAGGAGCAGCCGCAGGAACCGGTCTGCTTGGAGCCGGAGCAAACACAGCCATCGGTCTGGGCGCGGGCAACCTTGCAGGCGGAGCTTCACTGTCCGCAGGAGCACTGTCCGCACTTGGCCTCGGAGGAATAGCCGGAGGAGTCGCAGGCGGCGTAGTAGCCGTCAACGGCGGCATGGATCTGTACAGAGGATACAAAGACGATAACCTCAACGCAGGATCCGGGAAAATGGCAGATGCCTACAAAGAGAGCGGGAAGACCAAACTAGCCGGTGTTGCAACGGGAGCAGCTATGGGCGCAGCTTTCGGATCCTTCATCCCGGTAATTGGGACCGGAATCGGAGCCCTTATCGGAGCCGGTCTCGGAGGTCTCGCCGGAATGCGGGCGTCAAAAGATGAAAAGAAAAACGCAGCGGCAAGCATCGAGGATATGGACGAGCTGAAAGCAGCTGCAAAAACATCGGCTGAGGCAGCGGACGAGTACGACAAGCGCCTGCAGAAGGCCGCAAAGGGAATGAAGAGCATATCGGAGCTTACAGCGGCAGCGAAAGACAACTCCTATGCCATGGATATCCTGGCTGAGCGCCAGGAAGGAATCGCTACAGAGATCAGTAAACGATTTGGAGACGTCGCTCTCTCTGCGGAAGAGATAAGCAGTGCAGTCACCAGCGCACTCGGAACCATGAGCAAGGATATGGACACGTTCACTACGGCCACGAATGAATCGCAGCTGGCACTTAGTGCAATGGGAACCGACGCGGAAAAACTGAACAAGTGGAACTGGAAAGCAAGCATCGGCTACAAGTTCACGAAGGACGATAAGAAGAGCTACAAGGAGACCATCAAGTCGTACATCGCAAATGCAGAGAGCGTAATCGAAAACGAGCATTACAAGTTCACCGCAGCGGTCGACCTTCTGATACAGCCGAAGACACCATACGAACCCGGAGCAAGAACCAACGAGGAATCCGAGATCATCAAAGGCGGAGACGCATTCTACGCCAGCATGCAGGAGCAGCTGGACGGTTTATCGACCGAACTAAATGCACAGGTGAAAGTAGCCCTGAAAGACGGAGTAATCGAAGCGGACGAGCAGAAGATCATCGCAGATATTCAGAGCAAGATCGCGGAGATAACCGGGAAGGTCTCACAGGCCGAATCAGAGGCGAAGCTGGAGTCGTTAAAGATAAAATTTGGAGCCGGACAGCTTGATGCTGCTTCATTTTCCAGGCTGCAGGAAGAGCTCGCCGCAGAAATGGAAAGCAGAGGGCTGCAATTCGACGACGCGCTCACGGCTTCACTTACGTCTCTAAAATTACAGTTTACAGAAGGAGCCATCAGCCAGGAAGACTACGACAGTGCTGTAAAACAACTGACCGAAGGATACACGGCGCAGATAGAAGACCTGAACGCAAAGGCAACCAACCTGCAGCTGGAGATTATCGGTGATAACTTCGAGGATGTGCTCGGAGAAGACGCAAAAGAAAAGCTGCAGGGAGCGCTGGATAAAGCCGTGAACGAAGGGATCGACCCGATCTCGTGGTCACCGGAACAGCTATCCAGCATCTTAAACACTCCTGCGCTTGCAGAGCCAGC